TGTAGAAAATTCTTCTCTCGGGTGCTCTTGAAATCCTATAGATAACAAGTGCATCTTCCATCATTGATAACTGATTTGCAGTCTTCAATGCTTTATGCAAATATCCGATTACAACATTTTTAGTGTAATCTAACAAACCCGAAGTTGTGTATGTCACAGCTTCAGGTGCAATTTTGACTGTAGTCCCTTCTGAGGCACCACTTTTATCAAAACCTTTATCATTGAAAAGATAAAACTCTTCAATTTTCTTAATTCTGTCGACCTTTGTCTTAGGGTCTTTCTGTTTTTCTATGTTTCTGACCTTCTTAATCTTAATCGGGTCAACATTTCTTAGGTCTACAATACCTAATTTTGGTCGTGACGAATCAACGACCTTATGGAAGTAAATTCTTCCGTCTACATACCACTTTCTGAATAATTCATGAGAGTTCTGATTGAACTTCATTATAGATAAGATGTGATTAAACTCTTCTTGTATCTTAGTTTTGATACTGTCAGAGAGCTTTACATCTCTGAGGTCGAGTGATACTATCTTATCTGAAGTGTCAGAAGTGATACACTCATTAACTATATCTTCGATTGCCGAATCACACTCGGGAACCAAAGAGGTTTCGCGGTATCTTCGAATGAGTTCTGCCTCATTCTTGATACCACCTTCCATATCGACATACGACCCATAGGCTGCACCTGATATGAAACCACTTTGTTGTTCAATGACGGGGGTTCCGTCATCGTCAACGGGTGGCACAAAGGACTTTTGGTTCTTGTCCTCCGTTGCTCTTAATTCTTCCCTTTTACGGGATATTTCAAACCCAAATAATTCCATACTAATATTTATACTCCCTTTTTAGGGGGTATGTCACTTTGATTTAAAGGACTCTTTCCCAGTGAGAAAAAGTAAAGTCAACTGTAAATTCCTCTAGTGCATCAACTGTATCGTATGATAATTCGATTGCACCTATTGCTTTAGGGAACATGTTGAAAAACTCGTATCTCGCAAGGACTGAGTCATCTTTGTTAAGTTGTTCTACGAACGCTCTAGAAATAAGATAGTCTGTAGAGGTTGAACCTTCACCACTATCTAATGCTTGAATTTCTTCTTGCCATGCTTCTAGACCACTTCTAACTGAAAACTCAACATCGTTGATTACTGTAATCTGCCAATCTTCGAATGTTCTTTCTCCAGCAAGTTTAAGGTTATGTCCTCTGAAAGGAACAATAACTTCTCCTAAAGTTCCTGCTGGGATATTAGCAGCTTTGCACAAGAATTCAATTTTGTTTCCAGCTCTTGGAATGAAAACTTTAAATCTGTTGGCTCTTGGGCCTCCACCTATAAGTTGTGCTTTAAATTGGTCTATACTTGCCATTTAGTTCTCCTTAAACTGCACTGTAAATCTCTTCAAAGTCTACACCACTTCTGGCTGCGACAAAGTTGAGAGTTATAAAGTTAATACTTCTAGCAGGTTTCACAAAGATAGAACAAACGAATTCGTTTCTATCTATTACAGTATCAGTGTTGTTTGTTTCGTCACATAATACTGAAAAATCTACTAATCCACGTCTATTCTTAACATCTCTTAAGAAAGGTTCTACTGCAGCTCTAAATTGCGCTCTTGTGAATGCATCATTGAATTCAAAGAGTTGTGATTTAGCAGCTGTTGCGATTGCTTTTTCAAGAACAATGAATAACCTTCTGACATTGATTCTATCGAATGCTGAAGGTGATGATAAAGCTGTTTTATCACCGAATAATACTGTTCCTTGACCTGCGAATGTGCATACTGGGTTAATTCTTGCACGATATAAGTCATCTCTTGATGATTGTGAAGGATTAAATGCAAGTTTAGTAATACCTAAGTATTGACCTCTTGAGAAACCAGCTGGTGAGAACCATGGGTCTCTTAATAAGTCTGACCTTGCCATTATCCCTGATGTATGTCCGTTAGCAGGAACATAACAGTATTTGTCGTTGTATCTGTCGTATGAATATACCCAACCACTGTCTAACACTGCATATGAGGAAGAAGTGACTGAAGCAAAATCAGCAATAACATTTGAAGATTGTGTTGATTCACTTGAAACACCTACGACACTTGCACGTCTTGGTGAAGCAATAACCATACAATCTTTTCTGTTTTCTGCGATTTGAATGATATTATTTACGATAGAATTATGGTCTGCAAGAATATCTTGTGAATTTCCTGAACCATCATCTGTTCTTGTTGAACCTACGATTAAGAATGATACGTCTATTGTCTCTGCATCACCGAAATGGTCTGTATAAGCACCATGTTTCTGTCCAGCAGTTGGGATTCTTCCGTCAACACCACCACCTAGTGATACGTTGATTACTGCAGAAGGTCTTCCGAAAGCTGTTGTTGCAGATTGTAAGTGTGTTCTTGTTTCATTTGCACTTGTAAGTAGGTCTGTTGAATGACCTGACCAGTAAATGTAGTCTGATTCTCTTGCAATTACATTTTTGTAATAGTTTGATTGTCCTTGACTGTCTTTACTGTCTGATGCAAGTGATACAAAACCGTAAGTTTCTAAAACTGTATTTTGAACCCCTGAGAAAAGTCCGTCTTCGTCTACAACTACTACGTGAAGTTCATCGTCTGAACCTCCAGCAGATGTTGCTGTTCCTGACTTGGCAGGTGCTTTATCGAAAGAGTTATAAAACTCCCAATATCTATCTATATTTGCACCTGAAGCGACTAACGCAGTTAGACCTGTTCCAGCGGGTTGTCCGATTGCTTCAACAACAATTGAAGTTGAATCGGGTATTGAAGTCACTCTATACTCTGTATTGTGACCTGCGAACTTAACAATGTCTCTTACAAAGAATACTGCAGACGAAGTCACTGAAATAGTTGTCTGTCCTACTGATTCTTGTGCAGATGTTGTAGTCACTGAATCGTTGAAATATGCATCTGATGACGCACATACTGAAACTTTTAATGAATTACCTAATGAACCAGCATATTTTGAAATCCAATTACCAACTGTTCCGTTTTGTGAACCGTCTTGATAAGTAGATACATATTCGTCATTATTTTTTAGTAATGCAGTTCCACTTGATGCGTTTGCATTGTTTAGAGATGTAGAATTGATTCTCACTACTCTTAGTGAAGAACCATATTTAAGGAATGCTTCTGCTGAATAGAAGTCTTCTGCTCCAGCATCAGTATTAGCTGGTTGATAAAAATTATCGACTAGACCCTTTGCATCTGAAACTGTTATAACTTCATCAACAGGGCCCCATTGGAAATGTCCAGCAAATGCACCTGTAGTTGATGAAACGGCTGGAACAACATTTGTCAGGTCTACCTCTTTTACCTGAACGCCTGGTGATACTTGAAATGCCATACTTTTACTCCTGTTAATGTTAAAAGTTGTTTACTGTTTTATTTATAACTTTATAAAACTCAACAAACTATAATTTCAATGGAACGTCCATTGATTTATGATACCATCGGTCTCCTTCACTATCTACAAAGGTTTCTTGTTGATTTCCTCCATCAAAAATCCCAGGCGGTAGTAAATCGTCCTCTATTAGTTTCTGTTGTTCTGAATACAATAAATCCTTAACTGCTGTATCTGTTAAGTGAACAAAGTATTCAGTTGTCACAAACCAACTAAACAATACCAAATTCATGACCATATCGTCATTATATCCTCTATCTGCTTCCCAACTATTTCCCTTATGGACAAAAGTCATAAGTTCTGTTATAGTATGTCGGTCATTCAGAACGAGTCTATTTTCTTCCAATAATTCCTTCAATGTGGAACAACCGATACGTTTAATCTTTCGGGACATAGTGACTCCTATGTCTTCCGCTTTTAATTGTCCTTGGACAAAAACATTCGGATATTCTATATCATAGTGCAATTGATTTGCAACTGTTCCACCTTCTGCATTATTTTCAATGATAACGACTGGTTCATTGTAATGTCTTACGTATTTATTTATAATATCAGGAAAGAGAAGAGGTGACACCATATTATCTCTATATGTGCATACTTGTTTAAATGGGCTTGTTGTCACGTCTATAATAGTGAATGTAGAGTAATCCATACCCCTTCCTTTTGATACGTCTACAGTGCAAACGTATCTATGTCCTTCTTTTGGTCTTTCATATAGATACAGATTGTCTTTATTCCAATCGGGGTCTAATGCTCTCATACCAAGTAGTGTATTACTGTTGATAAGTGTATTACCAGTTCCTAAGAAAGAGTTTCCATACTCTTGTTCGAATTGTGCTTCTGAAGTGTTTGCAATGGTTTCTTTCTTCCATTCTTCGTCTCTGCCAGGCACATCAAACCAGTTTATTAAGAATGATTTGTATTCTGATTGGTCATGAACTGCACTTTCATATATCTTATGAAACATATTACCCACACCATTTGCAGTAGAAGTAATAATAACCTTTGAGTCTTTACCCGAGGTCACCACGGGATATGTTGCAGTATAGAACGTCTCTGCATCGTCCACAAACGCAAACTCGTCCAAGTATAGTAGATTGATTGACATACCACGAATCGAACTTGAAGAAGTTGCAGCTGCAACGACTTTACTATCATTTGCAAATTCTATTGACCCTTTGTTGAGAATCTTAACACCAGGCTGTAAAAAGAATGGAACAGACTCCAACATGGTCACGACACGTGCAATCATTTCTCTTGCAATTGCACCTTTGTTAGCAAGAACTGCTACAGTGACTTCGGGTTTAAATAGTAGGAACCACAATAGATATGCACACGAAGTGATTGATTTACCACTCTGTCTACTTGCAAGAACAACACTAAATCTGTTCTTGTCGTAGTGATTAATTAGATTTTCTTGGTATCCACGAAGGGTAAAGGGAACCATTCCTTCGTCTAGTGATATAATTTGTGTATAATTTTCAATGAAGTGTGTAGGGTTTTCAGAACACTTTAAGTATTCTGCCATTTCTTTATCGGTGTATTTGGTTTCTACACCTGCCCTTTTGATTAGATTATTACCTAGATAACCTTCATTTTTTGAATCAGTCATTATTCTTTTCTTTCTTCAAAAACTTTTGTAGTTCTGAAGTAGAACCAACGTATAGGTGATTTTCGACTTTACCTATTCTTTGTTCGTCTTCCTTTTCTAAATCTTTTAGTTTCTTTTGAACGTCAATGAGTTTCTCTGCAGTATCAGCTACAGTCTTTATTAACTGTCCTGCGACCTCATATGCACGTGGGTGTTCGGTTTCTTTGGATAGTTCTAATATACCTTCAATTGCATCTTGACCACGTTCTACGAGGCTATAGAGGTTCTCTCTTGCATATTTGTAGTCTGTATCTATATTCTCTATCCTTGACGGGACTTTGACTACCTTGGTTTCCTTTTTAATATCAGAATTGATATCTAATAAAGAATCTAACTTTTCATCTACTGTTTCTTTTGTCATAATTAACTGTCATCGGTTTCACTAAAAGTTTCTTTAGAACCGTCATCATAAAATGTCACTGTTTCTGCAACTACGAAAGTATCGTTAGGTTGAACAGAACCAACAAATTTAAGTGTTGTTTTATCACTAAGTGTCACATTTGAACTTAGATTTACTGATAATCTATCACTTGCAATTGACGAAACTGTTGGATTTGTTGATAAGTTTGTTCCAAATACTTCGTCTCCTACACTTATACTACTATTTATTGCAGTTGGGAAGGTCACTTCTGCTGTGTTGGATACTGCATTTGATATCTCTCCAAACGCAGGTTCATAGTGTTTAACCTCTTTGACTAATCCACTTTCATTAATTTCTGAAGTTGTGAATTGACCTGAAATATCTGTATTGATATATTCTCTTTCAACAACATTTTTAATAACACTTCCAGTGTAAACAGGGCCGAAGAAGTAAATTTTCATAGTAAATTCTAGTGTATATTCTATTACACGTCTTTCTTCAAAACTTCCTTCGTATGTATCTTCTAAACCTACAGAGTTTAATATGATTGGAACGTCTCTAGTATCAGACATATCGTCAATCATTTTCATAGTGACTGTATATTCGGGTTGGAAATATGGTAATATCTGTTCTACAATCTGTAATGCATCAGACATATTCTTTGCAAGAACACTTAGTGTAAAGTTTAGATTATATGGTGCTGGATTATATTGATATGAACGATTGGTTCCGTCTGTTTCTAAACTTGATTTAGAATGACGTATTAATTTATTCTGTTGTCTAGTTGCATCATACTCAAATCCTGTCAATTCAAATGCCATTCTTGGTAGGTTGATTGAGGTGACGTTTAAATCTCTCTCTTTTGCATCTTCTGTAAGTCTTGCAAGGAACTTTTGTTTAGGGCCGTATGAGATAGGAACTAAATTTCTTGTTAAAACTGTTCCGTCTTCTTTGATTTTTTTAGTATAGATATTATTGAATAGTGTTCCAAATATCGATACAGACCTTTTGATAGTCTCATTGTAAAAATATGTTCCAAACATTAAGGTTCTCCAAACGGATTCGTTTCACTAAAGTCTAGATAATTATTATCCTTATCTTCGAAGTCTTTATTTTGTGCAACACTTCCTTCCATAGTCATTACGTCAACAATACTTGTAATCGTTCTTGTTGCACCCGAAGTTGCACCAATAAGTCTATCTCCTTGTGCAAGTGTAGTAATGTTGTCTTTAATAATAAGTTCTCTGTTTGAACCTCTGTAGTTTACAACCTCACCAACTACGACACTATTCAGTGTTATGTGTTCATTTGCAACATAATTTCCTGAATCACCCTCACCTTCTGACATAGTCATAGTAATTGTATATGCACGGTCTTGTTCGACCAAGTCTGCATCTGTTCCAGTATCGAAATCCTCTCCACTGTATTCGAACAATGAACAACGCATTTTGAATACAAATAATTTTCCTAACTGGAAGAAAGGATTTTGGTCTTCTACGAATCTGATTTCAAACATAGAACCTGAAAGTGGGAAGTAAATTAAATCCCCTTCATTTGGTCTAAGTGAAGTTGCAAGGTTTGAATCTAGTGATATGAATCTTTCCCAAGTTCTTAATGATATAACGAAAGTTGCTTCTTCAGCAATTTGAACACCGAACTTAGACATGAGGTCACCCTCACCTTCAAATCCACCAGCTGGATTTTCTAAATACATTTCTACAGAGTATGCATCACCGAAACGTGATTGAACGTCTTCTGTTAAAATTGTGTCTTCTTCTACTACTTCTCTCGGTAGATAAAAAACATCATGACCATAAAATCTTAATGATTCAACAACTAAATCTTCGTAAAGGTGTTGTTCAGTAGAGACTGCATGGTTAAAAAATACATTTGTAGGCATAATATTAACCCATCATATCCATGACTGGCATTTCAAAATTCAGTCGGGATTCTTCTTCTAATCTTGTTATCTCGTCTTGTGCTTCTTGTTTCATTGCAGAACCGTCTAGTGTTATACCGCCAGGCAGTTCAACTCCTTGGAATTTGGAAAGGTTTTCACCCCACTGATACTTGACCAATGCAGTTGAATACTTCTTTAACCACATATCATTGTAGATATCAGTCATGTCTGTTGGGTCTAATTTTCTATAACATTCAATAACGATATACTCACCAGCACTTAATTTACTTGCACTGTAGTCCATGTAGAGTCTGTTAGAATGCATATTATATCTAATAGGTATCTGACCCACTAATATATCATTTAATAGTGATAAGTGTGATTGAACTTGTGAGTAATATAAAACACTCGTTGAAGTCAAATCATACAAGTCATTCAGTCTTAATTGATATTGAATATCAAACATACTTGAAGTCTGACCTGAATTGAAAGGGAAAATATTGATTACACTTAACACATGTTCGGGTAGTGTAATGTAGTTTTGACCCTCACCATAAGTTTGTCCTGATATTGCTTGTGTTCCTGTTGTAGCTGCATTATGAGTTTCATTCGTTTTGAATGAATCAATCTCATCTTGAGTAATTTG